TACTTCTGGTAATGGGGAGTATTTTGCTATCGGTGTTGGCGGTACTGTTACTGGTAAGGGAGCTGATCTGCTCATTATTGATGATCCACATTCTGAGCAAGAGGCCGCCTTGGCTTCTGGCGACCCTTCGGTTTTTGACAAAGTGTATGAATGGTATACATCAGGGCCTCGTCAACGTTTACAACCGGGTGGTTCAATAGTAGTCGTTATGACCCGCTGGTCTAAGCGGGATTTAACAGGCAAGATCTTACAGTCTGCCGTAGATAAAGATGGCGATACATGGGAGATGATTAGCCTTCCCGCCATCCTGCCTACGGAAAAACCCTTATGGCCGGAATTTTGGTCACTCAAAGAATTAGAGGTTTTAAAGGAGGAACTGCCGCTTTCCAAGTGGCAAGCCCAGTACCAACAAGACCCCACCAGCGAAGAGGGTGCATTAGTCAAACGCGAATGGTGGAAGGAATGGGACAGGGAATTACCGCCGGCTTGTGAATTTGTCATCCAGTCTTGGGATACCGCTTTTACCAAAAGTGAACGCGCGGATTACTCTGCCTGCACAACATGGGGAGTCTTTTATAAAGATGAAAACCCAGATGATGCTAATATCATTCTATTAGACGCCTTAAAAGAGCGACTAGAATTTCCTGAATTGAAAGAACGCGCCCTAAGAATGTACCAAGAATGGACGCCAGATGCGTTTATTGTGGAGGCAAAAGCGTCCGGTGCGCCACTTATCTTTGAACTTCGTAGAATGGGCATTCCGGTACAAGAGTTTACGCCAACAAGGGGTAATGATAAAATAAGCCGAGTAAATTCTGTATCAGACTTATTTGCCTCTGGCAAGGTCTGGGCGCCACCTAAAAGATGGGCGGAAGAAGTGATTGAGGAAATGGCAGCATTTCCAAATTCAGACCACGATGACTTAGTGGATTCAACAACACAGGCTTTACTTAGATTTAGAAAAGGCGGATTTATTAGGCTACCAAGCGATGAGCCAGATGAACCAAGGCAATTCCGTAGAAAGGTAGCTTACTACTAATGTTAAATGAATTTTATTGGATCTTTAAAAAAGCTATAGACCCTAAATTTTGTGATTATGTTATTGAGTCGGCAGACTGGAAACAAACTAAAATTGCCGAAGTTGGCAATGATGGAATAAATGAAGCGCAACGAATTACCCAGATTGTTTGGCAAAATACTGACTTGCCAATTGGATGTGTGGCAAAAAATTATATGTGTAAGGCTAATGCGTTAGCAAATTGGAATTACAGTTTATTTGATTTTCAAGACGTTCAAATAGGAAAGTATAAAAATAGCGGACACTATGACTGGCATTATGATGCGTTCCCTCCTGAAAATGGAATGCAAAGGAAATTGTCTTGCAGCATTTTGCTAAATGATGAATTTGAAGGCGGAAAGTTTGAAATAGAAACATTTGAAAAAAAACAAATAGATTTACAAAAAGGCGATATTTTTGTATTTCCATCATTTTTAAAACATTGTGTAACACCGGTGACAAGTGGAACGCGATACAGTGCAGTAGTTTGGGCTACAGGCCCAGCATTTAAATAAGGATTTTTATGTCAATAGATAAAGCGTTATACCAAGCCCCACAAGGCATTGCAGCAATTGATCAACCAGATATTGAGATTGAAATTGTTGATCCAGAGGCAGTACATTTAAATATTGGCGACTTAGAAATAGACATTAATAAAGAAGAAGATGATTTTGGCGCAAACCTTGCCGAAGAAATCTCAGAACAAACATTGGCTGAACTTGCCGGCGATTTGATTGGCGACTTTGAGAATGACTGCTCTTCCCGTAAAGATTGGATCCAGACTTATGTAGACGGACTAGAACTTCTAGGCCTGAAGATTGAAGAGCGATCTGAACCATGGGAAGGCGCCTGCGGCGTATACCACCCTATCCTAGCCGAAGCCGTAGTCAAATTTCAATCTGAAACTATTATGGAAACATTCCCGGCTTCCGGCCCGGTAAAAACCCAGATTATCGGCAAAGAAACCGCCGAGAAAAAAGAAGCGGCTCAGAGGGTTCAAGATGATATGAACTACGAATTGACCGATGTTATGAAGGAATACAGACCAGAGCACGAGAGAATGCTATGGGGTATGGGCTTATCTGGTAACGGTTTTAAGAAGGTTTACGTTGACAACTCTTTAGGTCGTCAAGTATCTATGTATGTAACCGCGGATGACTTGGTGGTTCCTTATGGCGCATCCAGCCTAGAATCCGCAGAACGTATTACCCATGTAATGCGTAAAACCGAAAACGAAGTGCGCAAATTACAGGTTGCAGGATTTTACCGAGATGTAGATCTAGGTGATCCTGTAAACGTCATGGATGAGATTGAAAAGAAAATTGCGGAAAAGTTAGGATTTAGAGCTACTACTGATGACCGCTATAAGATTTTAGAAATGCACGTTGACCTAGACCTAGAAGGTTATGAGCATAAAGATAAAGATGGTGAGGAAACTGGCATTGCTTTGCCGTATGTGGTGACCATTGAAAAAAACACCATGAATGTTTTAGCCATTAGACGCAACTGGGATCCGGAAGATGAGAAACATCAAAAACGTCAGCACTTTGTTCACTACGGTTATATCCCCGGTTTTGGGTTTTATCACTTTGGTATTGTCCATTTGCTTGGCGCTTTTGCTAAGTCTGGCACTTCTATCCTCCGCCAACTGGTTGATGCAGGATCATTGGCCAATCTGCCGGGTGGCTTTAAGACCCGTGGCTTGCGAGTAAAAGGGGACGATACACCGATTGCTCCGGGTGAGTTTAGGGACGTAGATGTCCCAAGTGGCGCGATGAAAGACAATATCATGCCACTTCCTTACAAGGAACATAGCCAGACATTAATTCAACTGCTTAATCAAATTATAGACGATGGTCGTAGATTCGCCTCAGCCGGAGATCTAAAGGTATCTGATATGTCATCTCAGTCCCCAGTTGGGACTACGCTGGCTATTTTGGAGCGCACCCTCAAGGTCATGAGTGCTATTCAAGCGCGTATTCACTACGCCATGAAGCAAGAGTTTGGCCTATTAAAGAAGATTATTGAGGCGGATGCCCCGGCGGAATACAATTACCAACCAGAAGAAGGCAGCCGTAAAGCCCGTAAGTCTGACTATGGCATGGTAACGATTATTCCTGTGTCTGATCCTAATGCCGCGACCATGAGTCAGAAGGTAGTTCAGTATCAGGCCGTATTGCAATTGGCACAAACCGCGCCACAGTTGTACAACTTGCCGTTCTTACATCGCCAAATGCTCAACGTTTTGAATATTAAGAACGCGGAAAAATTGGTGCCAATGCAAGATGACATGAAACCCGTAGATCCTATTACGGAAAACATGAATATCTTACAAAACAAGCCTGTAAAAGCGTTTTCTTATCAAGATCATCAAGCGCATATCCAAATACATATGGCCGCTATGAACGATCCTAAAATTAAAATGGTTATAGGTCAAAATCCACAAGCACAAATGATGTTACAAGCCATGCAAGCTCACATTACTGAGCACGTTGGCATGGAATATAGACGTCAAATGGAAGAAACTATGGGTATTAGCCTCCCTGCAATGGATGATGACCAAGAACATATGTCCAGAGAGATGGAATTGCAGATATCCCGCATGGCAGTGCCAGCCGCGCAGCAGCTTTTAGGTCAAAACAAGACCGCTATTGCAGCGCAACAAGCTCAAATGGCAGCTCAAGACCCTGTTATTCAAATGCAACTCAAAGAATTGCAGCTTAAATCACAAGAAGTGGCAATTAAAGAGAAGAAAATGGCCATTGACGCGGCTACCAAGGCAGATCAGTTGGAACTTGAGAAGCAAAGAATTGCAGCCCAGAAGGAAATTGCTGGTATGCAAGTGGGAGCTAAGACTGCTAAAGACAAAGCTGAGCTTGAATCTAAGCAACGCATTGAAGGATTGCGTATTGGCGCTCAAATAGGCCAACAAAAAGCGCAATTAAACATTAATAGACAGCAAAACCAACAAAAAGGTAAAAAACCAGAATGAAAGACAAAATACTAGACCATCTTCTCAAACAGATAGATGCAAAAGTAAGGGGTTTGGAAGAATCCCTTGGTACCGGTGTAGCCAAAGACTACCCAGACTACCAGAAAACGTGTGGACAGATTACAGGTCTTCTATCCGTGCGTTTATACATAACAGACCTGCAAAAAAACTTGGAGAATTTTGATGAGTGAATTACTAATCGGCTCAAATCCCGATGATGTAAACGCAACAACTACTTTGCCTCAAACAGACGAAGATAAAGCAAAACAGCTACCCGAACCATCTGGTTACCGCATTCTTTGCGCTATTCCAGACGCCGAAAAAACCTACGAAAGTGGAATTTTAAAGGCGGACACCACCCTTCACCATGAAGAAGTGTTATCAACTGTGTTTTTTGTAGTCAAAATGGGTCCAGACTGCTATCAAGATAAAGGCCGCTTTCCAAATGGCCCTTGGTGTAAAGTCGGCGACTTTATTTTAGCCAGACCAAACTCTGGCACGCGGTTAAAAATTCACGGTAGGGAATTCCGAATAATTAATGATGATTCTGTAGAGGGTATTGTTCAAGACCCCCGCGGAATTACTCGTGCATAAGGAGTAAAAAATGGCTAATTTTGAAAAAAAAGAATATAGATTTCCAGACGAAGTTGATACTTCAGAAATAGAAATTGAAATTGTAGATGATACCCCTGAAGAGGATCGTGTTAATGCAAAACCAATGCCTAAAGAAATTATTGACGAAATTGACAATGATGACTTAGAAGAGTATTCCAAAGAGGCAAAACAACGTTTATTGCAAATGAAAAAGGTAATGAACGATGAGCGCAGGCGCGCTGACGCAGCGGAAAAAGAGCAAAGAGAAGCCCTGCGTGTTGCTAATTTAATCATTGAAGAAAACAAACAACTCAAAGGACGCCTGTCCGATGGGGAAAAAGTCTATGTTTCTACTGCAAAAGAAGGTCTTGCTCGTGAATTAAACGATGCAAAACGTGAATTTAAGGATGCTTATGACTCCGGAGATTCTGACCGTTTGGCAGAAGCGCAAGAAAAATTGACAGAAGTAAAGATGAAATCATCTGAAATGGATCGTTATAAGCCACAATATGATGAAGAATCTTTACAAAATCAACAAAATGCTGTACAAATGCAGAATCAACCGCAACGTTTGGACTCAAAAACCCAAGCATGGTTGGATAATAATTCATGGTATGGTGTAGATGATGATATGAGTTTCCTTGCATTAGGGATTCATAAGCGTCTAGAAAAGGAAGGGGTTGCAATTGGCTCCGACCACTATTACAATGTAATTGATGCCGAAATGGCAAAACGCTTTCCAGATAAACTGGGCAGCTCCGAAGAGATCAAAACCTCCGAGGATTCAGGAACCAAAGAGCCTGTTAAAAAACTAAGCACGGTTGTTGCTCCAGCCACACGATCCACATCTTCAAAAAAGGTAAAGCTCACGGCAACGCAGCTCGCTTTGGCGAAGAAATTCAATCTTTCTCCAGAGCAATATGCAATGGAACTAACAAAAATTCAGGAGTCCCAAAATGGCTAATACAAGAATACCCCGTGAAATAAGTACCCGTCAAACTGAGGAACGGCCTAAACAGTGGCAGTTACCAGATCTTCTCCCTGAACCGGACAAGCAAGAAGGGTTTTCTTATAGATGGATCCGCGTTTCTACTTTGAACACGGCTGATCCCCGTAATCTTTCAGCTAAACTGAGAGAGGGCTGGGAACCAGTTCGCATAGAAGAGCAACCAAAATTTCAACTGTTAGCTGATCCCAATAGTCGCTTTAAGGACAATATTGAGATTGGCGGGTTATTACTTTGCAAGACTCCAACTGAGTTTGTTGAGCAACGGAATGCACACTTTGCAGCCCAAGCACAAAACCAGACGGAAGCTGTAGATAATAATTTAATGCGCCAAAGCGACCCGCGGATGCCGCTCTTTAACGAGAGAAAATCCACGACAACCTTTGGTTCTGGTTCTTAAATCTAATTAGGAGTTTCAAATGGCTTATCCTACCGTATCAGGCCCTTATGGGTTTCAGCCGATCAATTTGATCGGTGGTCAGGTATTTGCTGGTTCAACTCGCTT